AACATCATCGACAAACCCGCCCGGTGGCACAAAACGGTTTCGATGAACATCACGGTGGCGGGTAAGCGTTACCCGGTTCTGCTGCGTAAGTACGAATACTTACGGGAGTATTGGCCTGACCCGGCTCAGGAACTGATCCCGAAGTTCTACTGCGACTACGACTACACCCACTGGCTTGTCGCCCCGACTCCGGATGCGGCATACAACTTTGAGGTGCTGTACTACGAGCGGATTCAGCCTTTGGATGACACGAACCAGACCAACTGGTTCACGATCTACGCTCCCCAGGCCCTCCTGTACGGATCTCTCTTGCAGGCCATGCCGTTCCTGAAGAACGACGAGCGGATGCCGATGTGGCAGCAGCAGTACGACGCGATCATGCAGACGCTGATTGCTGAAGACAAGTTGCGCGTTGCCGATCGTCAGGCGGTGGCGGTTGACAGTTAAGGATTGACCATGAGTTACAACTCACCCTTCACCGGCAACGTCATTCAGCCGACGGACGTTTCCTTCCGGGCAGTCACGCTGTCTGCGAACACGCAGTTGCAGTGGCCAATCAACGGCAACGCAACAGACGATGTCGCAGCGCGGATCATGAACGTCACGGCCACCACGAGTGGCTTGGCTCTGTGGATGCCGCCCGCGAACCAGACTTCGGTCGGAAACGACGCCCTGATCCGAAACGTCGGGGCGAACTCGTTCACGGTCCGAACCTTCGGTGGCGTCAATACGATCATCACTGTCGCCGCGGGTGAGACGAAGTACATCTACGTCACCTCAAACGCAACGGAAGCCGGAACCTGGGGCAACATCGCCTTCGGCACTGGGACTTCTGCTGCAGATGCTGCTTCCCTGGCAGGGAATGGCCTCCTGGCCATCGGTTCTACGCTGAACCAGAGTCATCCTGCGGTTTCTCTGATCGCTGCTTACACCTTCACGAGCGCAGACCGCGCTCAGACCTATGTCTGGACGGGCGGAGCAACGACAGCCACCCTGCCGAATGCCTCAGTCCTGGGCAACAACTGGTTCCTGCTGTTCAAGAACAACGGGTCCGGGACGGCCACGATCGGAACCACGAGTTCGGAACTGTTTGACGGCAACACTTCCAAGTCATTCGCGCCTGGAGAGTCTGCGTTCATCGTCTGTACCGGAACTGCCTTCGTAACAATCGGCTACGGTCAAAGTTCCGACTTCCAGTTCAACGTCCTGACCAAGCCTGTCACGGGCGGCCCGTACACGCTGTCGGCCAACGAAGCCTCGAACACGATCCAGTTCTACACGGGAACCCTGGTATCGAACGTCACGGTCACTTACCCGCCTGTGGCGAACCTGTATGTGATCTCCAACCAGACGGTTGCGGGCGGCTTCACCCTGACGGTAACAACCGGCATCTCGGGCGGCGCAAACGCCGTGATCCCCGCCGGTGGTCAGGCTACCGTTATCTGCGACGGAACGAACTTCTACAACGCCAACACGACTCAGGCGGGCGCTACGGCCATCAGCCTGATCAGCGGTACCGCAGGCTCTCCTAGTTTGAATTTCGCCTCAGAGACCAACACGGGCGTCTACAGGCCCGGTGCGGGACGCTTCGGCATCTCAATCCTCGGAACTGCTAGGTTTGACTTGTCGGCAACCGGATTGGCCATTACCGGTACCGGCACCTTCACTGGCGGCGTTTCTGGCGGAGCATTCTGAGGTGACGAAGAAAGTCTTTGCTCTTGACACCAAGCCCGGTATTCAGCGGGACGGAACTCTTTTTGACAAGGAGTTTTACGCTGACGGCCGGTGGGTACGGTTTCAGCGCAAGCGCCCTCGCAAGATGGGCGGATACCGAGAGATCACTCCAGACCTGTCAGGCCCCTCTCGCGGGGTCTTTGTCGTTCCACGCGACAACTTCAGCAATGTCTACAACGGCTACGCTGACGGTGTTCAGGTCGTGCCGATTAACAATAACGGCATCGGATCTGGCATCACCGACTTCCGGATTGGTGGTCCTATCACCACCCTGGCCATCCTGGATGCGGGATCTGGGTACACGAACGGCACCTACACGAACCAAGCCCTGACCTACCCCGTTTCCGGCAGCGGAATGAGCGCCTACGCCACGATAGTGGTATCAGGTGGGGCGATTACCTCCGTCACCATTACGAGCGGCGGGATGCGGTTTGCGGTCGGGGATCAAATCACGGCAGCCATCCCTGGCGGAACTGGCTTCCTGCTGCAGGTCAACGCCATCACGAGCCCCTTTGTGGCCAGTGATGACAACCTGTGGCAGTTCGACACCTTCGTGGACTCTGCCAACTCGCAGAACAACCTGCTTCTGGCCCACCCGTCTCAAGACCTGAACAACATCGACTCTCCGGTCGATACCTACCTGTTGGTGGGCCCGGTAGACGGAACGATCCTCTACGCTGCAGGTGTATTTGCTCAACAGGCCGCGACGATCACTTCTGGCTCTCCGACGGTAACTCTTTCGGCAGCGAACCTGAACATCGCTGCAGGACAGGTCGTAACAGGCCCTGGAATCCCTGCAGGCACGAGAGTTCTGTCTGTCAGCACCACGACGCTGACCCTGACCCAGAACGCCTCAGCAAACGGCTCCAACGTCGATCTGATCTTCGACAATGAGGTCAAGGTCTCTGGTGGGGTTGTGACTCTTCACCCCTACGTCTTCGTGTACGGCAACGACGGACTTGTCCGAAACTGTGCCGCAGGAAACATCGACGACTGGGTTTCTGCGGAAGCCAACGAGGTCAACGTCGCCACCGGAAAGATTGTCCAAGGACTTCCGGTTCGAGGCGGTTCCAACGCGCCTTCTGGCCTGTTCTGGTCTCTGGACTCCTTGATTCGGGTGTCCTACGCCCCGACGAACGTGGTCGTGGGTGGGACGACGATCACCCAATACTGGCGCTACGACATCATCACGAGCCAGTCTTCTCTTCTGTCTTCTCAGTCGATCATCGAGTACGACGGCATCTACTTCTGGTGCGGTGTGGATCGATTCCTTCTCTACAACGGTGTGGTGAAGGAAGTCCCCAACGACATGAACCAGAACTACTTCTTCGACAACCTGAACTACACCCAACGCCAGAAGGTCTGGGCCAGTAAGGTTCCGCGGTTCGGAGAGGTTTGGTGGTTCTACCCCCGCGGAGATAACAGCGAAGCCACGGACGCGATCGTCTACAACATCCGTGAGAACGCTTGGTACGACACCGGAGAGGCTCTTGGGGCCAGAAGGTCTGCCGGATACTTCTCTCAGGTGTTCAGGTTTCCGGTTGCAGCGGGATGGGACGCCAATCAAACCGGCACGCTCAATGCCCTGTCGATCACCAACGCAGGGACTGGCTACACCGACGGCACCTATTCCTACCAGACCCTTACCGGAGGCTCTGGAACGGGCGCCAAGGCCACTTTCGAGGTCAATAACGGGTCTATCACCAAGGTGACGATCGAAGACCCTGGATCGGGCTATACGGTCGGGAACACGCTCACGGCAACTTTCGGAAGCGGATCTAACCTTCAGGTCACGGTTGCCAAGATTGTTGGGCTGTTCTCCTTGTGGCAGCACGAGTTCGGCAAGGATGTTGTGAAAGGAACGACCGTCAATGCGATCGAGAGTTACTTCACCACTTCGGATCTTGGCGTCATTGCGGGCGGGCCTTCTCAGCCTTCTCCTGTGGGGGAAAACCGGTGGACTCGCCTCGAAAGGGTTGAGCCGGACTTCCTGCTTACTGAGACCATGGATCTGTATATCGTGGGCAGGCCCTATCCGCAGCAGCCTGACAAGATAACCGGCCCCTACACGTTCGATGGCTCCACGAGCAAGATCGACATGAAGGAGCAGCGGCGCGTCCTGCAACTGAAGTTCGTCTCCAACACTGTCGGGGGAGACTATCAGGCAGGCAAGATCATCCTCGACGCCGACTTCGGCGATGTCCGCGGGTACACGGTGTAATGTCTGTCGGCCTCATCTACGACCCCCGGTATCACACGTTCGAGTCGTGGGCGGCGCTCATGGTGGAACTCTACGCCGCGCAGAGCCTGCAGATCCCCGATCCTTCTATAGACTGGAAATCATGGGGCACTGGGCTGCTTGCGGTGGACATCTTCACCCGAGAAGGTGTTCCTAGTCCTTACAACTTCGACGACTGGCAAGAATGGGCGCAGGCGGTAGTCGGCGCTGTCAACCCGAGAAACTGACATGGCACTGCCGCGATTCGCTGAAGACACCAACATTCTTTACGAGCCTCAGGACGACTATCAGTCTCCTTTGGATTCTCGTGCTGCCGGTGCTGCAACTAGAGAACAGATCACGGGCTTGTACCAAGATGTCCTCGGACGCGCCCCAGATCAGGGCGGTCTCAATTATTGGTACGACTCTGGATACACGCCGGATCAGATTCGCAGCGAGTTCGTAGCATCTCCTGAGTATCAGGCGCGGACTGCCGCTCCTCCTCCTGGCGCTTTGGCTCAGGCTACTGCTCCGGCTTTTGCCTCTCGGCTAGAAAGAGAAACGCCATACGGCCTATACAACATCCTTAGATACGGATCTGAGCAGGGCGGCGACTTGAGTTGGGCGGGAATCTATGGAGCAGATTCTTCTCAAGTAGGTGACTGGGCCGTCAAACAGGGTCTGTTGAATCCTTACCAAGTCAGTCAGGCCCTTAAAGGCGTTGGCTATGCCACCCCTGATCAGTTGGCTCAAGCAGTTGCTGCTCCTGGGCCTACCGCCGCAACCGGATCGCCAGAGTGGTTTAAGCAGTACATCTATCAAGGTGGCGCAGATGATGCGGTAGCAACGCAGCGCGGGCTTGATTGGGTTACACAACAGGGGATGCGGCCACAGGATGCGGTCAACTTGTGGAATCAATCTCTAGGGACAAATTTCACGGTAACAGACCTATTTGGCAAGACGGACTCCGGCCCCGCAATGTTGAACTTTGGAGATGCCGGAAGTTGGACAACGGGCGAAAGTGCCGTAAACGATCCAGTCACCGGGATGATCAAGTCTCCGGGCTCTTATTTCCAACGCGGTAACGAATCAATTGTTTCTGATGAGTTGTTCTGGAACCCCAATAGCCCAACAGGCGAGGCGCTGACCAAGAAGGTTAGAGATAGTCAAGCGCAAGGGCAGCGTGCAGGTGTTGTTATCACGCCTTACGCGGTTTTCCAGGGCAAGGCAACTAACGAACAGTTGCTCAACGAGGTCAGAAACTCAGGCGCGGATTTCGTTGCGCTTGATCCGTATCTTGGTTGGGGTGTACCGGCAGATCAACTCTATGACTGGACGAAGAACTTTATCTCTCAAGTCAACTCGCTTGGCAAAGAAGTAAAACTTGTCACTCAAGGTTTTGCAAGAAAGGGCGAAGAGGAAGCCGCTCGTGCATACAACCAAAAACTCATGGCCCTTCCCGGCATCAGTGAGTTTGTGAACTTTGGTTTGGAAGATTGGTTCCCGGAGGGTTCAGAGGATGCCAAGCAGTTATTTGGGCCAAATTCAGAATGGACTACGCTTGAGAATGACTTCAAGCAGCCAGAAAAACGAACGATAGAAGGCACTGGCACGACCGTTGGCGAGACTGGCGCTTTGCCAACTGCCGCACCTGCCCCTGCTCCTGCCCCCGCTCCCGCTCCTGCTCCTGCACCCGCCCCTGCTCCCGCTCCTGCAGCGGGCGCTCTAGCGCAGGCGGCCGCTCCTGCTCCTGCTTCTGCGCCGGCCGCCGCTGCTGCGGGTGCTTTGGCACAAGCCGCCGCAGGCCCTCAAGACACTTGGGGGATGGAGTATGAGGCTCAAGCCGTCGGAGATGGCACCTATACGGCAAGTCAAATCCCGAATGTCCAACTGCCTCCTGGGTTCAACTGGCAAGACTACGTCAGCAAGAATCCTGATCTGCAGCAGCAGGGGATTGACACTCAGGGTGAAGCCGAGCGTCACTACAGGCTCTATGGACACAAGGAGACCAGAGCAGGCGCTCCTGATATGTCTGTACAGGACGCCATCAACTTTGCCAGGAACAACATCACTGCCCAGAACGCATTTGTAGATGCGGGTGAAGCGGGATTGCAGGCTGTTCCTCAGCAGGTTGGGAAGTATTCGATCTCTGCCACCGGGGGTTACGGCGGCATCCAGGGCTACGACATTGCGGGCCAGAGTGGCAAGACGGCAGCGGCTCTTCCATTTGCTCCTGCAGGCACTTCATATGATCAGGTCGTAAGAACGGACGCAAGCGGGAACATCATCGGTTATCAGATGAATCTGAAGACCGGTGGAGACAGCGGCTATATCGTTGAACTGGACCCCAAGGGCAATATCACCCGTGTTGACACCTATGATGAGTCGGAGAGTTGGCGTAAACCCGCCGCCGCGTTTGCGACTTTAATTGGCGCGGCTGTTGGCGTTCCTCAACTAGGAGCATGGTTGTCTGGCGGTGCTTTGGCGGCGGGCAGCGCAGGTGCGGCGGCTCTTGGAGGCGCAGCACTTGGCGCAGCCAATGCGGCCATTTCTGGGGCAGAGGGCTCAGATATCCTCAGAGCCGCAGCAGTCGGCGCAGCGGGGGCGGGGGCAGGACAGTTTGCCGGTCAGTACGCCGCTGAAGCGGTGAAGAATCTTGGCCTTGCAGGAACCGCAACGGGTTCATTTATCACGGGCGCGGCAACTGGAGCAGCGTCTGCATTGCCCGGAGCAATTCAGACTGGAGATTTCTCCAACTTATTTAAGCAAGCCGCTCTTGGTGGCGCACAATCGGCAGCAGGAACCGCGCTGTCCTCTGCTCTGTCTGATTCCGGCTTTACTCCGAAACAAATCCAGGGCGCACTTACGGTTGCCGTTCAAGCGGCGTCTGGCAATCTTGATCCTAGGGCGCTCATTACCGCCCTGGGAGACTTGAGTGGCCACCCTGATGCTGATATTGCTGCTCGTGCCGCCCGCACCGGCATTGCGTTAAGTAAAGCAAACCCTAACAATCCTGCTTCTCTAAGCGCGGTTCTTGGCGAACTGACGGGGCTTGCAAGGGCGGTTGATGGGCGGGTATCTGCTCCAAGCGTAATGTCCACTGCAGAGGCCAATGCTTTCATTCAAGCCAAACGCGCAGGTGCAAGCGACGAAGAGGCTTTGGCTACCGCTCGTGCTGCTGTTGGCGGAGATGCCATCGATCGCGCCACCGCTCGTGCAACAGGTCTTCCCATAACTCAGATGGCCATCCCTGAGATCGAGATCTTCGATGAAGAGTGGGGCAATCTGAGTCAGGCGCAGAAGGATGCTGCCAACCGGATGACTCTGAACATCGGGGCAGATAAGGCATCTACGCCCCAAGAGGCGGCCGCTCTGGCTAGGTCTCAGGGCTATGGGATGTTCACCTTTGGTGGCAACCGGTACACCCTAGGCGCAAGTGCCGATCAGATCTTGGCGCAAGATCCCAACTATGTGCCTCCGGCCGCCACAACCGGTGCAGCCGCTACAACCGGAGCAACTGGTGCAGCCAAGGTTGTTCCGGGTTGGGGCCGTGAAGGAAACCTGATTCAAGGCTTCAACAACGCAACCGTTGGAACGACCAATCAGGCTCGCGCAGCCGAAATCTTGCGCGAGACATTTGGCAACGCTGTTGATTGGGTTGATCAGAACGCCATCAATGCTGCGGCTTCGTATGTCTACGCCAATCGGGAAGACCTGCTGAGGCAGGATCTTGCTCAAGGCAACGTGCTTGGCATCGGAACTCGCGGACCTGCTGCTCAGGACATTACGAGCGTCCGTAAAGACTACGCCGTTGAAGGCGCACGGGTTGCCGGTCCTGCTGAGGTTGAAGGCGCCGATATTGGCTATGACTCCAACGGTGTCCCGATTGCCGTGGTGAAGACTGCCGGAGCAACGGAAGGCAAGAGGATGACGAAGGAAGAGCGTGACCGCTACGACTTCGAACAGGGCCTTGAAAGGGCTAGGACTCAAACCGATCCCTTCACCGGGCAGTCTCTGGCCATCAACCCGGTAACCGGCAAAGAGATGACCTTCGAGGACTTCCAAGCAAGCGACACCTTGCGGGAGACGATCCGAGGTCTTTCTGCTCCTGTGATGAAGGGCACTGGAGAGATGATTCGGTTGGCCGGAACGGCAACCGGAAGTCAGACCCTTTCTCAGGCCGGTGCAAACCTTGAGGCCCAGGGTCGATCCATCACTCCGGAGATCGTTCGTCAAGGCACGAACAACCTCCTCAATGATCTGGACAACGCTGACGGATGGGCCGCCAAAGGCGGAGCCCTAGTGAACGCAGTCGTCAACCGTCCTTGGGAGACGCTTGCCGCTGTTGCGGACATTGCCGGAACAAACTTGGTTCAAGAAGTGGTTCCCTTCGGGGCATCATTCATGGCCGGCAAGGCTGTTTCTGGGGCGATGAAGGCTAGGTTTGGCGAGTTGGTTTCTCAACGCGCAGGCGCCATTGCAGGCGTTACAGCAAACGCCTCATCGGATGCTCTTGAGGCAGGGCTTTCAACCGGGCAGCAGGTATACGACGACCTCCGTGCTCAGGGATTTAGCCACGAGAGAGCCTCTCAGATGGCGTTCAATGCAGGCGCGGCCTCTGCTGTTATTGAGGCGGTGGCGTCAAAGGTTGGCGAAGGCCCGCTGATGACATCTCTGTTCAGGAATGTTCCTGGCAGCGTCATGCGAACCACTACTCGTGAAGGATTGACCGAGTTCCCGGCCGGATACGCTCAAACGGCCATCGGCGGCATGGCCACTACCCGCACTGGAACCTACGACCCGAATGCTGCAATTACTGGCGGAATCATGGAAACCCTCGCAGGCGGCCCTGTGGCAGGCGTGATTCAGGCCGGTGGCAATCTGAATCTGGCCACACAAGCCGCAACTGGAGCAACCACTACAGGCACAACCGCCGGAACCAGTACCGCAGGAACAACTACCGGAACGACCGGCACAACGGCCGCAGGAACGACCACCGGGGCTGCTCAGGGTACGGATGCAACATCCATAGCCAATAACTTTGTGGCCACAGTTCAAGGCGGCGCAGATGCTTCACAGGCGGCAAGCACCTCTGTTGGTAGTGTCATCAACAACGTAGCGGCATCTGGCGGCGATGTTTCTCAAGCGGCTTCTACCGCTGTTGGATCGATCATCAACTCTGCAGCATCGACCGGCGCAGATGTCGCATCTGTCACTTCTTCCTCGGTGTCTGGTGCGGTTGCCTCTGCCGTGACTTCTGGGGCGAATGTCTCAACGGTTACTCAGAGTGCTGTTTCCTCGGCGGTGACTTCCGCTGTTGGATCTGGCCTCAATGTGACTTCTGCCGTGAATTCTGCTGTCGGTGGCGCCGTGACGAGTGCAGCGACTGCCGGAGGGGATGTTGCGGCTACTGTGACTAGTGCAGTCGGATCTGCCGTGACATCTGCTGCGACATCTGGCGCTGATGTGACGACTGCGGTGACAAGTGCGGTTGGTTCCGCCGTGACCTCTGCAGTAACTTCCGGCTCTGATGTCACGAGCGTAGTAACTTCAGCGGTTGGATCTGCCGTGACTTCTGCTGTCACAAGCGGCTCTGACGCTACGACGGCCGTCACAAACGCTGTTTCTTCCTCTGTGTCGTCTGCAGTGACTTCTGCAGCCTCCACCGGAGCAGATGTTGCGTCGACCATCACATCCTCGGTCGGGGCATCTGTGGGCTCTGCAGTGACTTCTGCGGTCAACTCTGGTGCAGATGTGAGCACTGCGGTCACGAGCGCGGTGACAAGTGCTGTGAACTCTGCGGTGACATCAGCGGTGGATGCGGGGACGGATGTCAATACAGCGGTCAACACGGCTGTCAACAGTGCGGTGAGTTCTGCTGTCAGCACTGCGGTAAATACCGGAAGCGATGTCAGCACCGCTGTGAATACGGCCGTCAACTCTGCTGTTACATCTGCGGTTGAGACCGCCACGAACACTGGGGCTGATGTCAACACCGCCGTGACTTCGGCTGTAACTGCTGCTGTGAATGCGGCGGTCAACAGCGGAGTCGATACGTCTACTGCGGTCAATGCGGCCGTTGAGGCTGCGGTGAGTGTTGGTGTTTCGACTGCTGTTGCGGTTGATATGGTTAATCAGGCGCTGACTTCAGGCGGAACACCTCCTTCTGCTCCTGTGACCCCTGCCGGAGAGCCTGTTGTAGAACCCGTCGTTACGTCCGCTCCGGCAACCCAGACGACTGGGACGACCACCAAGACTACCAAACCCACCACTCCAAGCCGTCCAAGCGCCGCTCCTGCTGCTGCTCTTCCCGCCTTCTTTGGAGGCGGTCAAGAGATGGGGAGTCTTGCCCCTCAAATGCTTGAATCTAAGGTCACCCAAGGTTACGTTGATCCTCTTGCCCAGGTACGTCAGGCGCAAGAACAGTTTGAAAGAGATGCCATGATGCAGAACATCGATCCCCGACTGATGCAGATCCTGTCCGAGCGGATGGGAGCCCCTCAAGGAGGTTTGGATCAGGCGGCCAACGAGCAGCCGTACTACTCCTACGGCCAAGAGGACTCGATTGACGACATCCTGGGCGGATCTTTCCCGGAAGCGGTGAACTACGCAGAAGGCGGATATGTTCAGCCCCTGCAGGCTAAAGAGGGTGGGATGGCTCTACCCCTCCTGGCCAAGGCCGGTGGGCTGCCAACCCACAAGGGTCGGGAGGACTTCAAGGGCGGGAAGCACGTTGCCGGAGAGGGCGATGGCCAGTCCGACGACATCCCGGCATGGTTGGCTGACGGGGAGTTTGTCTTCCCGGCAGACGTGGTTTCTGCCCTAGGCAACGGTTCTACCAAGGCCGGAACCGACAAGTTGTACGAGATGATGCACAACATCCGGAAGCGGGCTAGGTCAAAAGGGCCAAAAGATCTTCCGCCACCCGCTTTGAAATCTCCGCTTGACTACTTAAAATCGAAGCGGTAAAGGAGCAATCATGGGACTTTTTGATCCTGGCAAGCCGCCACTTATCGAGACTTCCAGAACGGTAACGGCGACTGCTCCGCAGTACCTCACCGACTACCTAACGGACCTTGCAACTAGGGGCCGTGAGCAACTGGGCACTCCTGGAGCCGAGATGGTTGCTGCGCCTTCTGCGCTGCAGCAGCAGGCTTACCAGATGGCCCCTGGGGTGGCCACAGCCTACCAACCCGCGATGACTTCTGCCCTAGCGGCAGGTCAGGCGGGGGCGGCTCCGGTGACTCAGGCCGACATCTCTGCGTTCTTCAACCCGTATGAGCAGTCGGTTGTGGACGAGATGGCCCGCCAGAGTGCCCAGAACGTCCAACAGCAGTATCTGCCTCAGTTGCGGGCTGCTTTTGGTGGAACTGGTGCTTTCGGAAGCCGCCGGTACGCCGGAGCGATGGGCCAGTCCCTGGCGGATGTTCAGTCTGATCTCCTGGGGCAGCAGGCCAAGTACCGCGCCGCGGGCTACCAAAGTGCCTTGGATGCGGCTCTGAAGCAGAAAACGGGGCAGACTTCTGCCGCTTCTGCTTTGGGTGGGATCGGCGCCCAGACCGGAACGGCCGCCACGGGCGGTTTGAAGGCTCTGTCGGATATTGGAGCAACTCAGCAGGCGTATGAACAAGCCAAGATTGAGGCTCCGACTGTTCGTGCTCAGAACGTCGCCCAGATCCTGCGGGGATACACCTATCCGACGACAACCTCGGAGAAGGCGATGCAACCTGCGCCTGCATACGGACCCTCACCTCTGCAGCAACTTACCAGTCTTGGCACGATGATTGGTTCTGGAACGCAAAGCCAGTCAGGTTGGCTCAACAGGCTGATTGATTATGCGGGTAGGCGAATGGGCGAAGGCCCCGCTCCGACTGGGTATGGAACCAACACTGGCCTCAATCCACTCTTTTCAGTTACCGCTGATGACCAGAGAAATGTGTTTGATGATCTGATGGGGGCAGGAGGCATCTAATGGCAACCGCTCAACGCCCTCCCCTGTCGATGATGGCCGAGACTCCTGAGGAGCAAGCCGCTCTTCAGAAGGTTATGGCGAGCCGAACGGCACTGGAAAACGCCCTCAAGGCTCGTGAGAACCAACTTTTCGATCCGGTTCTTCTGGCCATCACGCAAGGGCTTCTGGCTCCCACCAAGACTGGGTCGTTTGGCGAGGCTCTTGGAAACGTCGCAGCGATGATCGGGCCCGCCCAGGCGGGGGAAGAGAAGCGGGCGATGGATATCGCTCAGATGCGGTCTGAGTTGGCTGCTCAGGAACTGGGTATGGCGCAACAGACGCGCCGTCAGCAAGAGGCTCGTCGTCAAATGCGTGCCCTGACTGGATCGCTGACCGAGGGAGCGCCCACAGCCCCAACTGCTACTGGCGCAGCAACTGCCGCTCCTGTTGCCGCTTCTGGCGCTATGCCATCAGGCGCTCCCGGCGCTTCCGCAGCAATCGGTGCGCCCGCTCCTACGGCAGCCGGAGCGCCTGCGGTCGCTCGGGACAAATTGCGTCCGATCATGGAGTCAGACATTCTTGCAATGTCTGAGGTTGATCCAGATCAGGCGGCGATGCTTGAGAAGATCATGAAGTCTCAACGCGATCGACTCTCAATTGGGCCGAATGGGCTAGTGTTTGACCGTGCGCTTCAGGACTTTACTGGGCATCGCGTACCAAGTCAGGAGCAAAAAGAGTTCACCACCATTGGTGGTCGAATTGCAATGAAGCCATGGGAGCACGATCTATATCTCAAGGCCGCCAAAGCCGGTATGGGTAGGCAGTGGTTGGACGCATTCAACACTACTGATGTGGCCATGTCAGTTGAGGAACTGACTGCCGCCAAGAGTCGCCCAGGCGCTGCAGCATCGGCTCCTGGCGCTTCGGCAGAAGGGCAACCTCAGCGGCGCAAGACTGTCGATGAACTAAAGGCAGAGGAAGAAGCACAGAAAATCATCGCTCAGGAACGCGCAAAGGGAATGGCCAAGCGCACCGAGGAGGCCCTTAATGCAGGAGAAGGGTATGCCTCTCGGATGGCTCTTTATAACAGCCTTGGCAAGATTGCAAGCCGTCCTGATGCGGGCAAGATCTTCGGTATTTTGGAGCGCCCTGGTGTTGCGGAAGCAATCATCAGTTTGGCTCGGGACACCATCAAAACTCCAGGCTCAGGAAGTTCAATCTCCGTTCCTGGGCTTGAGAATGCTTTGAGGAATGTTGGCTTGCCTCAAGAACTGATCAACCAATATCAGTTCGCTCTGTCGCAGATGGCCAACTTGCAGTTGTTGCAGTCTCGCATCACAGAGGGCCAAGGATCGGTGTCAGAGCGTGAGCGCGACTTGTTTGCCACCGCATCTATTACGGCAAGAGACAACCCGGCGACCATCAATGCCAAGTTGGATATGTATCGCGCTCGTGCCGATTTTGATAGAGATATTGCTAACGAACTTCGCAAGACCGGCATGACACTTGACCAGTTTAAGACTGAAAGAAAAGTCTGGTATGACAATAAAGTGCAGCAATATGTTGGTCGAGTAGAGTCGATCGTGGAAAAGTTGGGCGGCGTTCCAGGCGCTCCAGTTAAGCGTGGGCCTGCAGCGGTTGCGCCATCCACGGATGCGGGGACTAAGTTGCGTCAAGAACTTGGAATTGGCAAGTAAGGAACATCATGGAATTCCTAAATCGACTTGACCAAGAGCAAGAACAGAATGCGCTTCTGATTGCTCGGAAGGCTAAGGAGATGGGCGTAGATCCCCGTCTAGCAGTTGCGCTTGCGTTCCAAGAAAGCAGTTTGCGTCATGGCAAGACTGGTGAAGCCGGTGAGATTGGCATCATGCAAGTCAGGCCGACAACTGCCAAGATGATTGGCTTTGACCCCAAAGAACTCAACAACCCTGAACAGAACATTCAGATTGGTCTGACCTATCTCAAGCAGGGCATGGATAGATACAAAGATCCAGTTCTTGCGGCGGCCGGTTACAACGCCGGGATGGATCACCCGTTCTTTGCCGATCCATCCAAGGAGTTGCCGAAGAGCACGATGAGTTACCTTGAGTCCATCAAGGGATTAGGCGCGTTCACTGAAGCCCCTCCTGCTTCTACGCAAGAAGCAGCGCCCACAAGTCCATCAGGAACCGTTACGGTTTCGGATCAAGACTTCCAAATGGACAAGGCCCGCGCCTTGGTTGGTGGAGCCGGGGCGATTGCCGGGGCTGTTGGGGCGAAGTCTCTTGATCTATTGAGCGAATATGGAAAAGGTAGGGCGGCGGACAAGCAGGCCGTTCGAGACATCGCCGGTATCTTGAAAAATGTTACCGCTGCAGCGCCTACAAGTGGCCCGGTCGGTGGCCCGGTCGGCGGCCCCGCAGGGCCAGTGTCTTCTGGCCTTCCTCCTGCTCAAGGCCCTCTTTCCAACGCGCCTGCGGGCGGCCGGATGACGCAGAACTGGATGCGGTCTCAAGATATTGCCGGTGCAGGAGCATACGAACTTGAGGCACAGAAGGCTAGAGACCTAAAGGAAGCGCACCAGATGAAGCGTGCCGCCATGGCCGCTGAAGACAAGATCCGTGCAATCGCGCCGGAGATGCGTCAGGTGCCTGAGCGTGCCGGTCTGTTCCTCCCCGAGAGCGCAGGTCGCGGCCCTCGCGGCGCACCTAATGTGCCTATTCCTCCTGCCGCGCCACCTGCTGCGCCCCCTCCTCCTGGAGCCCTCCAGAGAATTGGAAGTGCTGTATCAAAAATTCCTGGCGCAGTATTGGGATCGCCAATGGTGTCTGGCGCTCTTGGCGGTCTTGGCGCTACTGAAATGGGTATGCAGGCCGCAGAGCGTTACTCTGCTGATGACCCGATCGGCGCTGCAATCGCGGGCGTTGGTGCCGCAGGGGGAGCATTGGCCATGGCTCCCCATCCTGCCGCAAAGATCGTCGGCGGCGGCCTTGCTGCGGCATCTCCATTGACTCTATATCTGTACGACAAGTTGAAGACTAAGCCATACCCAGAACCTTTGGGTATTCGAGAAGCCTATATTTATGGCCCATCGAGATAGTTCTCTCCGTTCTCTCGCAGTTGCCAAACCAGAGAGTTAGGCCCCTTCGGGGGCCTTTTTTATGCGTGTCCGCCGGTGCAGGTGGCCAGGACAAGGAGCCTTCTGTTGTGCTCTTCCATGTCCACCAGGGCCTGTTCGTAACCCTTGTCGAAGATCAGCGAGAAGATCTTGCTCATGTAAGCATCTTCGGTGTTAGACCCTTGGTCGAACTCGTCAGCCAGGGCGACGATCTCATCCCAGTTCGCTTCCAACTTCCCCTCGCTGATCTTGATGAGGATCATTTCTGGGCCTTCAGCCACTTCTTGAGCACCACGCACTGCTCCATCAACTCCTCAACGAGGGGGATGGCTTCCTTGTGCTGCTTCTCAAGGCACAGGTCGTGAATCCTGCGTTCGAGTTGATCGATCTTGATAAGCATCGGAGCGTAGTCAAACAGGTCCGGCATATCGGGCTGCCTCGTCAACCAAGTCA